ACCGTCAGGATTAAATCTAACTAAATAACTTCTACCAGCCGTACCATCATAATTCGTAAAATCACCACCCACTAATATCTTGCCATCGGATTGTATTGCGATTACGTTTACTGCGCCGTTAAACTTACTACTATCAATTGCGTTTGGTATAAATAATGCTGTTATATCTTTATCCCAATAAACAGGTAACCCTTCAGTGAAACCGCTAAATCCACCAAGCTTACCTAAAATTTGAACTTCTTTAGTTTGACCTGCAAGTCCACTTTCAACAGTAAATCCAATAAACTCCATTCTATCGTTATTTGTATTGTCTAAAATATAAGCCTGACCAGCATTTCTACCACCATCAGCTGCACCTTTTGAAATATAAACAGGAGTATTAGCAGGTATATTTTCACCTAAAACGACATTAATAGTTTGGTCGCCGTTTCCTAAATTTTGCCACTTAACCCCATTAAAAAACCTAAGTTTATTTGTCGTAGTGTTATAGTAAATTTCTCCAACTCTGCCACTTGCAGGGTCTGCTGATAGTTTGGGATATAATCTAATAAATTCAAACTGAACACTTGGATTTGCCATACTTCTTCACCTACACATTTAAACTATCTGTATTAGTGTTAGTGCCACCACCTACATTGTTAATTGCCACATGATTTGCGTTTACGTTAACAAACTTATTATTATCTGCCCTACTTTGAGTACCAGTTTGGCGGATAGCTTCAGCAACACCTGAAGTATTATTATAAGTAAATAAACAATTTCTAACATAACTTCTAACACCTGCTTGTTCAATCATCCATTCAGTTGTAAGAGTACCAAACGCCACACCACCTTCAAGTTTTAAATCTCTTACTTCTGCATAATTTTGTAATACCAATCTTCCACTAGGATTGAAAGTTAACTTATAACCATTTGGGCCTCTACCTACTATTATAACACCATTTGGTATAGTAATTTGAGTGCCAATTGGAAAATTGCCATTTATACAAATTACGCCACCTTGCCCGCCTAAAGCTACAATAGCATTTAATAGACTTGCTTCGCTATCTACAAAATACTGTGGCCAAGCATTGATGCCTGTAGCAGTTACTGCGCCTAAAACTGAAGCTACACCTTGTGGCCATCTAATACCATGAGGTATCCACCAAAGAGAAGGTACACCCAAAACATCAATTCTTAAAGCTAGTGGAATATAAAACGTAGTATTAGTACCACTACTAATTGGAGCAAGAAGTTGTGGCATACCGCTAGTACTTACATTTATTTTTTTGGCAGTTTTACCGCTTACGATTGAACCGCCATTGATAGCATTTTCAATAATTAAAGTACCGCCACTACTTAGTAGTTGTTGTTTATCAATTTCTAAATAAATTAACTCATTATTTGCCAAAGGTAAATTTAAAAAATGTGTAGCATCATTGGTAGTAGTACTACCTTGCATTCTGATTTTAAAAGTGCGTTGAGTGTTATGCTCAGTTTGTAAAATGTATAATTCAATATCGTTTGCAATAGAATTATAATCAAATCTAATTTCATTTGCTGAATTAAATTGAATTAAGCCATTTGATGTTAAAATATAATTTGACCGAGAAAGACTAGTTGCAGTCGCATCTATATTACTTTCTAATATCTTTAATAAGTTTGCATGTATAGGAGAGTTTAAAAATATATTACTCCTATCCATTGCAATCTCTGAAGCCTTTGGTGCACCTTGCTGTAGTGGTAAATCATCATCGTAAGCCATTTATTGCTCCTTTTTTTCTATTCTTTTTCCGCAAATCATACATTTTGCTACGATTTTATATCGTGGGGTTTTTTGATACACTAAAAACTTTCTATATTTATGCCCAAATCCTAAACATACAAATCGGTATAAAAATTTCATAATTAAACTAATCAAGCTATCCACTCCAACCTCTAATTTGATATTTCATCGTAATTGGTACACCTTCATTTACAGAAGTATATTGTACGTGTACATTGCCACCAATCATAATTACATCTAAATTA